GGCTAACCACTTGATTATGGGTTCGTCAATATTTTCAAACATTTCGTCAGCCATATATGCTATTGACGCATACTTCCTGAATTCATATTCAATTGTTTCAAAATTAATATTATCTTTTTTTGTCATCCGGTCTCCTTTGTTTGTTCACATCATTATTATACACATTCTCATAGTGCTTTACAACAAACTATTTCCCTTTCGTCTTTATCCATCTGGCAACTGCCTGCCGCGTTGAAAGCATTGCGCCCTTCATGTTGGTCTGCACAACTTCCAGCCATGAACGCCAACCTATCTTGCGGCTCATTCTGGACTGACCGGCGATGCCCTGCACATAAGGCGCATAAGGAACTTTGTTGGTGATCTTCTTCTGGTAATCACCGCCTTGCATTATCCATCCCTGCCGTAGTCTCTCTGTGCGCTGATAGGGTATCTTCAACTTGCCACTTCGTAGATTGGCAAAGAACCAGCGCCGTTGTTTCTCGGTTTCAAATGGCCTGCCATAAGCCTGTGTGCGTGTTACCCGTTTCTCGGGAACGTAATGCCTCAACCCCCGCTGTTTATTGCCAAGTATGTACTCCGAGAATGCCTTGACAGCCGTTCGCAATGTGCCACGCGGTAATGCCTTCAAGAACCGCTCGACTTCTTCAAGGCCGCGAACTTTGAAGGAGATCATAAATTCCTTGCCGTTGCAATATTCATAAGCGTACCAAGCGCATTCGGTGAACGCCGTTGGTCTGTAACATCCAGAGAGCAATCACATTCCCATCCGCCACAGACTAGCATTCCATTCGGGGGTGACTGTGGTTTAATACCCGCCAACTCCCATTCATAGGCAAATGCCACAATTCCGTTCAAAGCAAGACAGCTTTCGCAATGTTCCTCTGTTTTTCCCAGTGTCCACTTTAGCCGTGTCTTTCCACCAAAGTAAACTCGCGCCCTGCCAATCACATCCGTATACCTTGACGTCCACAGATCAATGCGACTCCTGAATTTCTGCCTGAATTCGTCCAGTGTGCCAGAACGCGACTGCATGATAGCCTCTGCTAACTTGATTATCTGGTCGTACTCGCCGTCGATGATTGCCTTCAATTCGGCTCTGTCATCGTCAGTCATTTCTTTGGGGTCTATACCAACTTCGCGCGCGCCTTCGTTCCATGCCCTTGTGAGTTGACTGGCAATAGCAGTTATGAACTTGTCAAGGAATGCGCCCCCATCACCGGTTCGGTACAATTCAAGAGTGTAATTCCACAATTGACGGGAATATGTATTGGCATTCTTCAAGGCTTCAAGCGTCTCTGGTTTCAAATGCGCCTTAACCTCTGGTACTAGCTCAATCGCCATAATTAAGAACGGCAACATTTTCACATGCCTTGTTGATAGCGTCTGCCAGTTTCAGGATAGCAGTATTATTAATTGATTTTCCAGCCACTATATCAAAATCAGGTTCTCCAGCCCTCCCAATAGTAATTATCGTGTCTGTAGGCAATCCTTTATTTATTAATTTATCAATAGCATAATATATATTTTTCATTGCTTTTTCTTCTGTAAAGTTTTCGTCTATAGGAATACCAGCCGATGCAATTGATACAGATAACGAAGATTTTTGTCCTTCATAGAATGCGAAACTTTCAAATCGAACATAATTATCGACATTATCATTCGGATTTATAGACTGGATCATCCTGTTGTGTGTCAAATCTCCTTTTGAAATTCCGAGGTATATATTATTTTTGTTTCTTCCGATTCCAACTGCAATAAGAGAATTTTTGGGCAAATTATCAGCACTCTCCAGTTTGAATATAGTTCCATGTTTATTGTCTAATATCTTTTCTCCAATTGAATATTCGTTTCCACTTTCATCAATCCATCTACCCGATTCGTCTCTCGGTTGGTCTGATCGGTACTTCAATTCAAACGCCCGTTTGATAGCATCCTCACTATCAGCCAGTTCCAGCCCACAACGAATATTCTCTGCAATATCATCCGGTAGTTTTTTGACCTCGAACGGGAAATCAAGGCTTTCGCCCTTCTTGAACTTACGGAATGCAAATTTGCGCCATGTCTCGAGTTCATGCAATTGATCTAAGTTCGGAATGAACTTGCTTACTTTTTCTTTTTGCCCTTGCCCTTGCACCTGTTCATTGGGTTTCTCCTTTCCGTTATCACTGGATGATTGTTTGGCTAATTCAATAGCCTGTTGGCGTTTTTCTTCTTGCATTTCATCAAGGTCTTCATATTCAATATCATCGGGTAATTCCATGCCAATGACCTGTGCGGCAACACTTGGCTTTATTCCGGAACTCACATACGTTGAATAAGCACTTGCTCGCGCGACCTCGTCCTCTTGTCCGGGATCTGTCATCTCTGGTCTAAACTCAAAACGCAACCCGAGTGGTTTGAATAACTTATCAGTCATTTCCTCTGCCATGAAGTCGCACCATGGGGCAAGTGAATTCTCATACCATTCTTTATATTCGACTAATGCTGTAGCATAGTTAGCAGAATTAGCCAATAACAGAGATAATGGCATACCAATGGACATTGCCACGTCTTCAATCTTTGATTTAGTAAGTGTTTCGTCTTTGAGTGTATCAACGCCTTCGCCAATGGTTTGCGCCTCTAGTCCACCCGTTGCCTCTACTCCTTGAAATACCTTGCCAAGTTCTCTAAATTTTCCAGATATTATTTGAGTCCATGAATGTTCAATATCTTTTACTTTTTCTTTCGTGGTCATGCCCTTCAACACCAACATGGTTGGCCTAATCCCGCCACGCTTGAAGAATGCCTCAATGAAATGGTCAGAATAATACAGGATACCGGCAGCCGCGCACATAGCCTGAAACTCTGTGGCTTTGGCGGGTAGCAGTTCTGTTGTGTGATCCATGCGCCACATCCAGAAGATGGGATTGTTTTTACCAAGTGGATAATCTTTTGATCCCGTGCCTATGGTACGCTTGAATCCGATCAACCCCTTTTCATTATCGGTAATAGGAGTAATCGTTGTTGGCACAATATAGCGCAGGTTCTTGCCAATATCTTTTTTATTTTCCATAAACCCATAGGCTTCGTTGGTCATAATCAATGACAACCGCCATAAGCGGATAAGTTCTTTCGGCTTCGGCATGAATAGGATTTTGTTCTCCCATTCGGTAGAAACGTCATAATCTTTGCCTGATTTATCAACTAACGCAAATGGGATATTGGCAGTTGCAGACGCGGTAAGATTTGTTGCCCTGAAAACAGCCGCCACAGTCGCGTAAAAATCTTCTTTCCCCTCATCATCGCGTTCCCCGTAGAATGTCCACGCCTCATTAGGGAATTGTGGGAGGTCTATGCTCTTGACCCCGTCTGTCATAATGTACCGATTGAATGTTTTACCCATAAAAACCTCCCATTAGCTCATAAGCCATAGACCGCTTGTATGATTAGCCAATAATATGCTTTCACCCTTATCAGGCGACCGCCCAATGCGTTTCTTGATTTCTTCTTTTTCTTCAACTAAAACCCCGGACGTGGTTAGTTTGTATCTTGCGCTGCATAAATCAGCGACAATCTCATTACCGGGTGGTAACACAATATCATCCCCACCAGACGGGTCTAGGGCATCCCTTCCCCGCCAGTACAATTCAGCACGCATATTACGCATTTTCAGTTTCCCTGATTTGTCGCGATAATTTGAAGCACTTGCGGAATTGACCGCAATAACATTATTGTACATCGGATTCAGACTATCAAACACAGAAGAACCTATACCACCTATGTCAAGATTGATTACTCCCGGTATTTCATCACCTAATGATTGATGCACAAGTTCCGCCCCTGTTGGCCCATCTTGAACAATTGCGCCCGGCCAGTAAACAAGCTCGTCGAAATAATTATCATATCGTTTTGACATGCTGAAATTATCGCGTCCACCACGGGCGGGGTCAAGTCCAACAGCGGTCAACGGCACTTGTGGCTTCTCTCGTTCAAGATAACGCCTCTGTGCAGCGCGTACCCATTCTGTGGGGATAATTTGCCACGGGTCGGCGATTGCAGATGCATGAAAATCACCATTAAGCATCATGGAGCGCAATGGTTCTGGCAGGGATTGTAAAATCGACCGGTAGCGTTCATCGGATGACAGGAACGGGTTATCATCTAATTTTGCCGGTATGAATGTCCTTGAACGCGGGTATATTGTTTCAGATCCGTTTTGAATCGGATCGCCGGTCATATATTCTTTTTCGTCGCCGTCAATTGTGGCATACCAGCGCAACTCACCGGGTTTAGCCGGGTTAGGGTGGTGGTCATCCAACCATGCGCCCCAACGATGAATTACCCAGTTGCCCGCATCGTCAATCGGTGGGTTTCCGGTTGCTACAATTCTAACTCTTTGATTCGGATTGGTAGAGCGCGTCCAACCGCAAATAAAGACATATTGACTCTCGGTAAACTCGGGGATTTCATCAAATAGTTTGTGGTCGTGTGGTCGCCCCTGCCAGTCTTTTTTATTATCCTCATATTGCAGAGCACCAAATTCAATTGAACGATTATCGGGCAAGTCCCAGTAATGCTCTGATTTATTCTCCTTGCCATGTCCATTAATAGTTTCGCGCACCTGAAACATGATCTCTTTCAGATTCGGATAGACCCGCCGGAAAATAGCACTATGCCCACCAAGTTCTGTTGCCAGTCCAACAAGGAGGGAGGTTTTCCCACCGCCAGCAGCCCCGCCATAAAATAACTCATCGGCTCTCGAAAGAAGTGCTAACCATTGAGGCTTAGATTGCGGTATCCACGTTGCCGTCCGGTTCTGTATCCTGTCCAGATATAACCTCTCGGATGGCAGCAGCGAGTTCAGATATTCCTCGATTAATGTTCTCGTTATCAACTTTGATTGCCCCTCCATTCTCGCCGGTTAGTTGAACACCCTGCGGCACTTTCCCGAACGCCACTTCTATAAAGTCCTTCTGGTACTTCTTGTCAGTCAGCCACTGGTACATTATCAGTTGTGCATTTGTGACTGGCTTGCCGTGTAGCAGGATAGGTTCACCGTTCTTATCCACCGCCTGCTCGGAAGCCATTTCAACAGCAAGAGACCGGAGTTTATCAAAACTCTTCGGTCGTCCCTTGCGGTTTATGCGGGGATCACCTTTCACGAATGGGTTTGCCATGTGTTAATCCACAGTAAAACTGATACGTTCAATGGTCAGTTCAGGAAACGCCGTTGTCATGCGCTCTAATATCACGGCGCAGTAATTAGGAGCGAGTTCAACTAATCTTGAGATGCGCCCTTCGTTTTGGCATGCTAGCATTGTTGAGCCACTCCCACCAAACACATCAATTACAATATTTCCCGGCTCGCTTGAATTCCTCACCATGTGCTGTATCAATTCAATTGGTTTCATGGTTGGATGTTCTTCACTTGATTTCGGGCGCGGATATTCAAATACACTTGCCTGTTTTCTGTCTGGCGTGAAATAATGAGCCGCGCCAGGTTTCCAACCATATAATATGTTTTCGTGTTTGAAATGGTAATCAGCACGAGATAATACAATCTGGTCTTTCAGCCAAATTAAACCCCACCTGAACTCAAAGCCACTTCCCGCGAATGATGCAATCAGAGCGGGAAGTGGCGTGCCCGGCGGGCACGCTACGTATATCGCTGCACCATCACTACAAACACTGGAAACATTTATCAATGCTGACCTGATAAACTCTTCCAACTTATCAGGCGGTAAATCATCGTTCTCAATCGTGCGAACCCGATGGGCTATCGGGTTCGCACTCTCTAACTTCTCACCGTAATTCACACCATAAGGGGGATCAGTCCAGACAAGTCTTGCAAGTTCGCCCTGCATCACCCTCTCCACATCCGCCTTGACCGTGCTATCCCCGCACAACAACCGATGCTCACCAATCTGCCACAAATCACCGGCCTTTACCTGCCACTTCTCATTCAGTTCTGCGGCGCGGTCAATCTGCGGTTCGGCATCAGCCACGGGCGGATTGGGATCGTCAAACCCCCAATCCTTCAATTCAAGAGGCTCGAAGTCCACCGCGATCTGCTCCGGCTTCCATGCAAGGTCAACCTCTGATACCTTGTTATCGGCATAGGCCAATTGCCGCGCCCGCTTATCAGTCTCAGAGTACAGGTCAAGGTCAGTCCGCTTGACTACCACTAATTCGTTGCCGTCTGTTTCGATGATGCGAACAGGCAGGTCAATATCGGCGGCTGTCTCAAGAGTTTTGTTACCGGCAATTACGTTGCCGTCTTTGTCAGTTAATATCGAACGCCCCGCGCCTAACTGTCGCAGGGATTTTTCGAGTAGTCCGCGCCCGCGCTGTGTACCCTCGTTCGCGTTCTCTCTATCAGGCTGGATACCGGCTTCAAAGATGCTAGTCATACCGTGGCTTCACTTTCATCGGCAACCCGGCCCACCAGTCAAGGAACTCTTGACCGTACCTGGCTTTCTGTCTGGCAAAGAACTCACACCGGTGTTCGTATCCATTGACGACCCCGGAAGCATGGCATTCCCGGCAAACGTTTTCAATGTTATACAGATGGTCATACTTGGGATGCTTCTTTGACCTGTGTATAAGACAGTGGTGCGGGTCAACGGCTGGTCGGATACCGCAACATTCACAGAGCACATAACTCCCTTTCAAGGTTTAGGGGGCGGGCATAACCAATGCGACGTTCGGCGTCGACCGTATCTCGACCCCTGAACATAGTATAGACTTATTGCAACTCATTGTCAATAACAAAAGACCCCCAAAGTCATCGAGACTAAGGGGGCTTTCTGGTTATCGCAACCGACATTTATTGATTTGGTCGCGCCGCCAATTACTTATTAAGCTTTCGGGCCGGCTCCTAGTTTCGCTTCCAACTCCTTTTTCTGCGCGGTCAGCATATCAACCTTGATACCAAATGCCAACAGGGCTGCGGCAATACCAGACATGAGCAGGGTCGCAAGGACACTGTCCTCGACCGGAATACCTGGCATGTAGAAGCGGATTGCAACTACGGCAGCTCCAACGATCAAAGCCCAAAATGTACCTTTTGTGAATAAACCCATGATTTTCTCCTTACTGAATAGTTGAATGAATGTAAATCAATTATACATCGAATTAGCTTATTATCTAGCTCCTTTCAGTGTATTCAGAATGTCAGAGATTGCGTAGTATTCGGGATTGTAGAATCGCTGTATTCCACCTGGAAGCGCAAACATAACGGCAAGTATGGCAAGGAATGCTATCATTCCAAGAACCACATATTGCACATCATAGTCATCCCGATAGTAATCACTATCTTTGTCGTTTGACCGTTTGTATAATTTCAATGCACGCGATATGCAAACTATCAACACAACCAGAAACAGCGACCCGGTAAACAGACTAACGACCGCGTCTGAATACACCTGCTTCATCAGGATGCCCCATAGTTGCGGGGACGCCGTCTTCAAAAATTCTACAAGTTGTTTCAAAAGTTCGTCCATGTATTTAACCTCCTCTCTCGTTTATATTCAGGAATAGACCAAGTGCATGAAGTAGTTCAACCGCGGACTTTTCGCCCATCTTGTTGATAGATATGAGTTTATGCACATTGGATTGGAGTGGTGCTTTCTCGTCATCGGACATAGTGCACCATTTAGCATAGGCATATTCAGCACGTGCTTTGACAAACGCGGGGGCAACAGGTAGATAGGCTGTCATGATTCGTCCTTTGCGAGACGGGCACGGTAAGATTTAACTGGACAATCTTGTTTGTGGTCAACATTGATTTCACCCTCAAAGTCGTATCCCCAACCGTCACAATGCCTGCAATATAACTTCCCGTCATTCCCGTCTCTCGATGTCGCCAGTGTCTCTGCGTCCGCATTCGCCTCTTCAAGTTTCGCCTTCAGCGCGTCCCGCTCTTGTTCGACTTCTTTGCGTAATTCATGTGGGGTTTTGCCCTTACATTTTTGGACTGTAATAGTCACATCACCATGCTCTTTTGTCCAAACTTTCATCTCAACATAGTTGTCTGCTTTTTTCTCTGTCAGATATTGTGCCGCTTGAATTGCCACTACAGAAAAAACGGGGTGATGCAACTCAATCTCAAAATGTGCGCCGCGCATGTTGAATTCGTTTAACATTATGTCGCGCGTTCCTTCATTGACCATATCGCGGTATTTGTCCCGCTCTGACGTGACGGCGGCGAATTGGGATTGATCTGATACCAATTTATCATATTGGAGTTGTGGAATAGAAATATAAAACATTTGCAATTCATTACTCCACATTCTTTTATTCAATTTCACAAAATTCTTTTCCCATTTTGCGGTAAGTTCACTCATTTCGTGCCTCCCTTTGGATATATTCGGCGAGAATAAAACTCCGGTTCCATCTCTACCCAAATATGGAACGATAACTTTTTACCCTCAAATTCAACCGTGATGTAGTATTCTTTTGAATATTCGAATTTGTCTGCATGATTATTTTTGCAAAACTTTACAGCTGCACTTTCTGGATCAGATTCTTCGATGTCTTCAAAATATGTTTCATCATAGTCTGGACAACAACACTTGAATTCGCTCATCTACTCACCTCCCTCGGGCGGAACGGGGAGAGGCAAAGTCGAAATGTCTATTCTTTTCCATTCATCATATGGATATCCCGTAAACTCCGTAATTCTTACAAGCCCATATAAGCGACCATTTATACGAGCAATAACATAAGGTTCTTTTTCGTTCGGGCAATCATTGATATCTGGAAATCTCTCGCCCACCGGTATCCACCGCGTAGCTTCCTGCAAGGCGCACAAGGATTTCTGTAATATTTCTACTTCGTCAAGCGTGGCAAGAAAATCTTTTGCATCAACGTAATCGGCGGTCGTTCCATCATTCACGAGATTGTCTCGCATCATCTTTATATTTTGTGGTGTGAAATATGTTTCCATCATTCGCCTTTCACATCGGCGTTCCATGCCCTGAGCAAAACACACGCCTGCCCGACCATCTCTGTCAATGTCCCTTCGTAGCCCGCATCCCGTAACTGCGTAATCAGCGGGTCTATCACGGCGGCGTTGTGGTTCTGGCTGGTCTCGGCATCGGCACGAAGGGCTAGAAGCTCGGAGGCCATTTTAGTCATCCTGCATTGATCGTCATTCTCCCAATCAACCCAGTTAGCCATTTCAATAAGTGCACCTTCTCTAATCTCGTTTTCCATTCTTCCCTTCCTCTTTCAGGTATTTATCAGATAAGAGACGCAATAAAGAGATTGGTATTGTTATCATCCCTAATTTTGAACATCCGTTACCTTCAACCGCGACCATAGCTTGTTTCCAACCGCAGGCGTATCCATGCTCTTCACCCCTCTCGTACCCGCGCTGTTCGGCGGCGGCTTCACCGGGGCGGGTGTTCCAAATAGTTCTGCTTATAGCCCAATACGCACCAGTCTCGTATAGTGCGCATCGACAAAACAGCTTGCCGGTTATATCAATTTCGGGTTGTTTCCCGCAAAACGGGCACGGTTTCAATTCATCCATCATGCACCTCTCAGTTCATTGTCAACCGGCGGTAACAATGCTAATCTCTCAGATTTTCTACGTGCCGCAAGACATGTTTTCCGATCACAAGTTCTATGACCCTCTCCGGTGTGAAAATTACGCCATACCTCTGTAGCCTTATATACGGCATCAAAATTTGTGCCGGAAAGATAAATACTTGATCCGCAAATGCAAAACATTGATAGCCTCATCACATATCTCCTTTCGGCGGCTCGGGCTGCTTGTCGCCGTATTCGTAACTTATCGCACATGCCAGAGTATGTGTGACTATTTCTCCATCTGGCCAGCGGACGGTCACACCCTTGCATGGTATCCACTCCCTCTCGGTTTCCGCCGGTTGCGCGGACGGCTGTTTATCGGGCTCGGGATGCTCAAGAGCAGACAGGCGGCGTTCAACTTCGTCAAAAGTATCTTCTATGGCATCGTTCCAACCATCATTAACATACGATTCGTCAAAATGTTCTCTTAGTGTTTTTGTCATTTTTCGGTCTCCTTTGATTTCAAAATACGTTCTGTTAGTTTCTTAAAATATTCTTCAACTTTACCAGATGGAAAACTAGCGTGGCAATACCGGCAAGTTATATGGTCATAATCTTTCCATCCTTGCGCGTGTGGATGATTAGCATAAGCCAATCCCTTCTTACCACAATTCGGACATTCAAATCCGCGCCATTTATTCATTTTTCGGTCTCCTTACTAATCATTTTACTACGCGGATACGTACAGGTCAACAAGCAGTTTCCACGAAGTTCACATCGGGGTACTTGTACAGAAACAGCTTCCGTTTGAGCAAATACTCTTTGGTCTTAAATCCCTTGACGTCTTCGACTATCTTCTTGCCGTCCCGGTCGTAGTATGAAAAGTCCGCCTCATAAGCTATGGCTCTTTCCCGGACATGGTTGTACGTGAACGGTTCCTGCAAGATAAACCGAGGATGTACGACGAGGTTTGAAATGTCGCCGTTGTTTTCCATCAAACGTAAGTCTTGATACCGCCCGAGTTCTGCCAGGCTGTCAAATCTAATTCCCTCGAATTCGATTGTTTTGTTGCCATACTTGCTCATACGCCGCACATCCCTGTGCATTCGTTGTCCCACAGTGATAGTTGCCCCTTCTCTTCGGCTGTACGAAAATCAACTTGGTCAAGTGGCTTTCGCGCTGGATGAACGAACGCATCTAAATAAGGTTTAATCTTGCGGATTGCTTTATCAACTGAAACCGCTTCGTTCCAATCGTTATCAATTGTTTTTATCCGCCGCCATTCTTCTGTATTGTGGAAAGGGCAAAAAGTACAAGCAGAACGCGGAGGAATTTCCAAATTATTTTTCTGTAACCATGCCTTGCAGTCCGCGCGTGTCATTTTAAGATCAATAAGTGGCCAATGATTTACAATGTATTTAACGTCGTTGTCTTTCATTCTTTGAAATTCATCCAAGCTAAT